TTACAGAGACTTTGTCCCCCATCTTGTACGTTTCCTTAACCATAGGTGAGAAAATGGATGTGGTCGAATCTATGAGTTGCAACAAATCTTTGTCAGCGGTGAAGACAGTTTTGTTTTCATCCTTTGCAACCTGACAATAATATGCTATCAAATCATCAGATTCATTGTTATCAACACGAATTTGACGCACGAAACATTCCTCCAAGTATTCTTTGACTCGTTGTTTTTGAATAAGATATGACTCGAATTTGAATTCGTTCATATCCTGTCTACGATTCAGTTTGTACTTAGGGTATATTTCACGTCGTTGGGATGAGTTACCGTCACCGTCCCAAAAGACAATGACCTTGTCGTAGTTGTGTTCATCCAACTGTTTTCTAAGTGTGTTGAGAAAGTGGTAGACTCCGCCGATGTGATTTCCATCAACGAAGAATTCACGGACTCCATGGAATCCGATTTTGAATAGATTATCTCCATCTACTAAAAGGGTTTTCAATTGTTACTAACTAAACGGTTCGATAAACAACAAATTAGAGGATCTCAGGGTCTTTCTCCTCGTGGAGTGAGAAGTCCCCATCAGAACCAATAATACCCTTCCAATAGTCAGAATGCTCCTTCTTGTATGACTCGATCGAAGCCTTCTCTTCAGCAGTATCCTTACCTGCTAAGAAACCGTGCGGGGTAACAATAATCTTTCCATCTTCATAACCCAATCCGTTGATGTGGTTCTTCATGACGGAGATTTTCGAACGAGTCGCAAACTTAACCGTTCTCTTGTCTTTTGTTGCTGTAATCTTAGTGGTACCAGCACCCTTTTGATTACCGAACAAAAATACCAAGGATGAATTCAACCAAACTGATTCACCACCTTTGGCCTTGATCTTAGGTTGTCCAAAAGGATTATCAGGGAGTTCAACCCATGGTTGATTCACAATTACTAAAGTATTTTCAAATTTAGAATCCGCTTTACGTGAACCTGAGATTCTTTGGTTGATACCCATTCCAATTTTGTCTGAAAGTGTTGCCGCATTGTGTTGTTTACCACCCTTACCCTCATAGGTCATCTTGGAAGGAATCGATCCGACTGAATCCCATAAAAACAACAAATCATATTCTAATTCACCCTTCTCTTGAGCATCCAAGAGTTCGTTAATATAATCAGTGATTTGTTCAATGTAACTAAAGTTGTTATTGAAGATGAAAAATCCATCCCAATCGATTTCACCAGTCTCCTCATCAACAGCTTCTTGACACTCAAAACCCATAATCTGCGCATGTTCAAAACTCCACTTCTGTTCTGTAATAATAAAAACAGGAAGTATCCCTTGTTTTTGAGCACTGACAGCTGACTTTACAAGTGCCGTAGTTTTTCCCGTATCACTGTGACCAAGAAACATGTTTATATGTCCGATCGCAGGACCTGGAAGACCAACAGCCTCCAAAAATTCTTTACCCAAGTCAAAAAAACGTTGGGGTTTGTATTTTGCTGAAGTAGAGAATTTCTTCTTCAGAGATGTGAAATCATTTTTCTTTAGTGCCATGTTATTTTTTGTATTCGTATTCGTTTAACCCTACAGTACTTTCAATATAAACCCAATCTTCATCTTTTACAATATCTTCCAAAAATTCATACGGGGTTTCCTCATAAATTTTTTGTTGTTCTTCAGTCAGTTCAATCTCGTAGTAACGATATACCGGAGATAGTTTTATTATTTTAGCCATATTAAAAAAAAAGAAATGGTGCGGATAAACCACACCATTTTTTATTTAGAAGGGTAGATCTTCATCAGGATCAGCTCCTGCTTGTGGATCAGCAAGTTGTGTTGACTTACCACCTCCCATTGATAGGAGAGCGTCATCACCATAAACATACTTTCCGGTTTCTGAATCCCAACGGGGTTCTTCACCACGAGCAATCGCCTCCAAGTACTCTACAGGTTTTTTAGAATAAACATCCTGCCAGGTCAACTCATCAGCCAACCACTCTTTCATAACACTCTCATCTGAGTGAAGAAGTGAGGGGTCGTCGTGCATGATAGTTTGAATTGAGGTGTAGTCTTTACCACCAGGTGTTTTTTGTTTCACCAACTGAATGATAAGATCACGACCTTTTTCAGGATCAGTAATATCACCCTTCTGTCTCCAAATAGGGATAATCTTATCCAAAATACCTTCGTTCTTGTAATTGTGTTTGAATCTCCAAAACTTTACACCTTCTTCTTCAGCATCACGATCGACAACCTTTACAATGTAGAACTTACGAGATTTGTATTGACGAGCTAATTCTTTGTCGGATTCTTTTCCTGTTGACATGAGTTCATCATAAACTTCATTCAAAGGTGAACGCTCGTTATCATTTTTTCCTGGATCATAGAACTTCTGCCATTTACCACCAACCTGTAGTTCGTGATAGTAAACCTCAACAAAAGGTGATGATCCGTCTTTAGTGGGGAGAATGCGAACTCTTCGTTGACCTTGTGCCTGACCTTGTGGTAGGATACAAGCGAAGTATTTCTTCATTCGTTCTTCCTGTGACATTCGACCTGAATTGTCATAGGATTGGGTGTTTTTCTCGTATTGTGCGAGAACTGCGTCAAGTGGACTGCTCATAATAAAAAATTTAAATTGTTAGACATAAAATATACGCCAAGTTTATTGTTCCGTCAAATCATTCGCCAAATAAAAAGGGTCACAACGTGACCCCTTAATTATAGTAATTTTATTTTCAAAATCAACGCATTCCGAATCTTGTGTCCGTTGGTTCCGGAAGTGCCGTGTCAAATGATTTCTTGATATCACTTGGAATAATTTGTTCAACCTCATCTGAAGTTAGAACATACTCATTCTTACCTGACTTTTCCAAGTCGTCTTGCTTGTCATCAAAAAAATCCGTTAGCTTTTGATGGAATGGTCCTGAATCTAAACTTCTCAATTCTAATTTTTCTTGAGGAGTTTTTGGACGATACTTCTCAACTTTCTCTTCAATTGAATTCAGTTTGTCCACCAATCCTTCCATTTCTGAAAGTTTTCCTTGAAGTCCTTCAAGTTGTTTGAACATCATTTCAAAATACTCATTTTGTTTTGACTCCATACTTTTTTGTGAGTTCACCAAATCAGTAATATCAAGTTCTTCACTTCCTGAATCAGACTCTACTTCTTGACTTGATCCATCGTCACCAATTTTCTCTACCTCATCATCTTGTGTTACATCAATCACTTCAGGTGTAGTATCAGCTGGCTCCAACATAGGATCCTCTGTCGGTACCTCTTCAGGGGTAGCTTCGGCACCTACTTCAGCACCTACCTCAACTTCTTGTTCTGTGATGTATTTGTTGATAGAATTGTGTCTTGTCAATTCCTCTAAAATTTTTTTGTCAATATTTTTCATTATCAACCGTTTAATAATTGTTTAACTCCTTGTGGTGTTTCTACTTGAACTCTTCTGTTAGTTCTCATTGTGTTGTCAACTCTTTCAATGAGTCCGTCACGATCTCTAACAGTGTAACAGTCACCAGTATCTAAATCACACACTTCGGTGTATCCATTACCTGTTGTTTTTTCACTATATCTTGAATTTTTTCCAAGATAATTGTCTAAATGGGCTTTAATATTCATAATATTATTTCTCTATAAATATAATCAAAAGTTAATAAGTCCTAAAGCAATACATTTATCAACAACCTCTGAGGATTGTTTTCTAAGTGATTGAACCACTGAGGCATTTGCAAATATCCAATTGTTGAGTTGTTCTCTAGTCTGATACTTCTTAGTTGGCCACCATTGAAGCCAAACTAAAATCAAACTGTCAATAAAATCTTCTTTATTTCCCCACTTGAAGTCAGGGTTAGTATTATAAAGTGAATTGTAATATGTTGACATAAATTGTATGGAGTTATCAAAATTTTCAAAAACCGCATACGGTATTGTAACTGAACTCGAATTTGTTCTACATCCATACGTAGGAGTAAAGAACCTTCTTCTTTCTCCGTAGGTTATTCCTGAATATATAGACCCACCAAATGGAGTTCCTCCCAAATCATAATCAAAGGTTATGAATTTACTATCATCATGACCGTTAAGATAAGAAGTAAAGAAAACCAATCCACGAACTATCTGATTACTAACACTACTCTTTATCTTACTTGCCAAATCCGCGAAAGTAATCTCAGTCTTCACACTCTCAATACCTTGATAATTTCTATACTTTTCGTTAGCCAATAACATATCATTGAAACAACTTACGGGATTTGTTGGTGTAAATGACTGGTTTGTTTGAACCGTATTCCCAACAGCAATAACATTATTAGACACCGTTTGTGCATCAGTCTCTTTTAATCTCTGAACGGTTTGTACCAACTCACTTAATAAACTTTGATTCAAACTCACGATTTGATTCGTTATCTTAGGTATAGAGGCAACTGGCATTCTTAATCCTGTGAAATAAGTTTTGAAGTCACCCCCATCGATAACGTGTTCTACAGACTGAATCATGTAAGGACCGTAAAACATTGGTACATGTTGTAGATTAAAGTACATTGTGGGTTGTATCATCATATTTCCCAAGGATTCTACACGACATTCATAACTTCGAGTTTTGTAAAAATTATACAATCCAAGGCTCTGTCCCGTAGCTCTACGACCACCCGCTTGGAGTGCCATATCAGTCATTACCATATTGGATTCTGCAGTTGCCGCGGCAGAGTTTTGATCTAATTGTATTGAATAGAAAACTCCTTGATTGCGAGTCCCGAAGTCAACATTAAATCCTACGACTTTATTCGATAATGCAAAATCAGTTTTTCCCGATAATGATCTAACCAAAGGTTGGTCACCACCACAGTCAAAAGAAAATGCATCTGTTTTCCATCTGTAATCTTGATTCTCTTTCAAATTCAAATGTTCAGATGGTTTACCAACAAAATAACAAACTAGTTTAGGTGAAGAGTCTCTATAATCAACTTCCAAATAAGTACCAAAAAGAGAGTTCGCCAAATCTTGAGTTGTTTCAGTTCTTGGTCGTTGACCATTTACCACTTCACCAACACCCCAAAAATTAACATAAGCCGGCATTGGCATCATTTGGAACTTGTTATCGGCAAAGATTTTACTCACAAAGTCTATAATTCGGGCGTTAGTTTGTGCAGTTGATGTTAGGAACGTCTTAAGTTTCAAAACATCAATTAGTACATCGTTTCCAATATCTCTGTTTGCACGATCCAAGAATAACACGTCTTGGAATAAAGTCCTTTCTCTAAATTCACCACCAGCAATCCATTTGTCGTTAAAAGCTTTGAAGGTTTCCCAAAGTTCTAACTTTTGTTCATTACCATCCAACGCTGAAAGAATTGGTTTCTCATTGGATTGTTGAACATTAGGTAATTGTTTCTGTAAACTAAAAAACAATTGTGTTAGAATTTCACTAATAAATTTGTCACCATTTTGATAATATTCATTTATTTGTTGTGTGAAATCTGTCGCTCCGTAATTACCGTTAGCTAATAACTTTTGAGTACCATATATTTTTATCAAAGGTGCAAATCGTTCTACATTTGTTTGATTGAACTCAACGTTCAAATCAACGAAAAAGTCAGTGTAGTAACTACCTGAGTTGGAATATTCCAAACCAGGTGTTGTTGCAAATCCAACAAAAGTATACATCGAATTCCACGCAGTTGGATTCAAAGCAATTGACTGTGCTAATGTGATTGTACTCGTAGTTGACGGTAATGTATTTTGAACGTAGGCATTGTAAGTAAAACCATCAAATACTTCATTTGTTGGGTTGGTTGTAAACGACCCCCATAATTTTCTGTTGAAATTACTCGGATTACCATACCTCAACACCACATCATAATTCAAGAATGTTTGAATCGTATTTGTAATCTTTATTGATTGTGCTTCGGACAATTTAGTGACATAATCTTCATAGGGAAGTTTATTATCAATAGTATCAACAGTCATCAATTCTTGCATCAAGAATTGGAAGTTTTTATTCACAAAACTCTGTCCTGAAACATCTTGAGTCGAGGCATCTTTTGAACTTATACAGAACTTTAAAAATTCTTGCTCAAACTCATCCAACATTTCTTTTTTGAATACACCAAATAAATCTTCTATTTTACTGTATTCTTGTTGGAGTTGGAATGAATCTCTATTCAAAGTGTTAGGCAGCACTTCTTTTATGTATTCATTGTAAGCTGGTTTTACAATACTTGGTAATTCGAAGTATCCATAGTTAGGAGATTGCCAAAAAGTACGAGCACTTCCATCAAAAATTGCTCTGTTGTTGAATACCTCCTGCGTCATCGTTTCACCAGTTGGAGTCGCCTTGAAACATTCAGAATATATTTGATTTGTATTTGTTCCGAAACTCGGAATGACAACCGTTTGATTCTGTAAGGTCGGAATGAACTTAGTTGAATTTTTTGTATCGAATGATGCAAACCAAGTTCTCAAAGTCAGAAGTCGGTTTGGATTATTTGGGTCAAACCCAACGGGTAGTTCGATGTTTGATCCGTTCACAGGACCAACATTTAATCCTTCAGCAACCGCTTGATTGAATTCGGCCGTGGTATAAGTTGAAAACAAATTCTGTCCTGTCATGAAATAGAATATGTTGTCCATGATCTTTGGATAAAATCCTAAATTCATAACGGAATTTGTTATACCAGCAAAAGTAGCGTTTTGTTGACCAACAATTCCAACATTAAGATTTTTTTGATTGGCAAAATTGTATGTAGTTGTCAAAGATTGATTTACTGGATCGTACAACCTGAAGTAATCAATATTATTCCATACCGAATCTAATGGATCAATACCACTATCAACAAAAGATTTGTATCTATGCCATATAGAACCAAATTTAAGAATCCAAGCATATGGTAATTTGTGAACCCCACCAAATTTAATAAGTGTCGCAAACATAAAATCCAAATCTTCAACAAGAGATGGTTCAATGTTTTTATATCTCTCACGTAGTGTTATTAGTGGGAGTGAATTTAAGAATAAATAAGCGGCGTTCTTGTATGGATATAATGACCCTCCAGTTCTATCAAGTTCAATACCCTCATTGAGAGCATTCAAGAAAACAGGCGTATTCAACATTGAGGTTGTTTGCTCCGCTGATAGATTTCCTGTTTTATTTTCGTAAATGATTGGACCTTCTGTCACCAAAAATTTACCTGATAGGAGTCTATCCAAATAAAATGAATCCAAGTTTTTATTCTGACCATTTGAATTAGATAAACTTGGTGAATTCACACTGAGATAATCCCCACTTGTAAATGGTCTATTTTGATTCTGATTCGAGGTGACTTGATAGTTTGTTACGAACTTTTTGGTTTCATTCACAAACAAACTACGAGTTGTTGAATAGGGGTCACCGTTGGCAAAAGTACCCAAATTAGTTTGTGTCCAACCTGTGTAAACAAATGGATATAGGTCGGCAATATCTTTTTGGTTTGATTTCGAAGATTTTACAAACTGTTCTATTTTTTTCAAAGACTCTACATTCTGATCTGTAGATTCTGAAATATTAGAAATAGTTGTGTTTGGTAAAATTGAAAAATCTTTAGTGGTTATCGCACGTAAATAATCTGAAGTGAATTCACCTCTGATAAGCTGTTGCCACGACAATCCCGTTCCATCGTTAGAGACAGATCTAAGAACATCCAAATAATTTACAGGTGTAAATGCAATGTTTTTAAGAGTTTTGGTAAGACTTGGACTTGCACCCAACAAAGAAGTTTGAATGTTGAGGTTTTCAATGTCGGATAAAGTCTTATAAAGTTCAAAGTTCGGTTCCCCATTCTTAGACAATCGATCCCAATATGCTGCAAGGAAAACTCTTTCATAAATTTCATATAAAAACTTCACACTTTGGTAATCCGAGTATGGTATATTTGTCAGTGGAAATTCCACAGCATTTACCGACAATCTTTGTATTGTTCTCGATAAGTTAGCATTTCCATTTGGTGCTGGTGGGTTATCTGCAGTCTTGATCAAACCTTTGATGTATTCCTCAACAAATTCTACTTCAGGCCATGCCTGAAAATCATTTGCACCCGTTCTACTTATTTCAGACCTTGCACCAGGATATCTTAACTCAAATGGTTCATCATCTGCAGCATTGGTATCCACCAAATACTGAGGCCATGGATAAACAGGAATATCTGCTAAACTTGGTGTACTTGTTGTTGGAGTATCATCTTTAGTATCTGAACTAGCCGAACTAAGAGTATTGTTGAATATCGCTTGTTTTCTTTTTTTGTTCAATCTCTGTGTCCACGCATCAGTATGAACATCGTCCATCATAAGATAAAATGCTTCAACCGATGCAAATATCATCGCCATAATATTTCTAATCGATGGTCTAAAACCAAGTCCATTTGGACCTTCAATTTTCTTTTCTAAAAAGGCGGACAGAGCCTCAACTATTTTTTCTTTTTGTTTTGAGATTTCACCAACAATTTCATTATAAATCCCTTCAAAATTGTTTTCACCAGCAAAAACGAAATTATAAGTTGGGTATTTTGCAACTTCATCCCCCACTCTAACCGCAGTTGGTTGAAACAATAATAAGTTTTCTGTTTTGAACTGTATTAGTTCTGTGGTTGTAGGCTTTCTTTTATTCCTGAGTTCAAAGGTTTTTTCCCAATCAATTTCTTTGTCAGTTATTGCCTTTCTGAAGGTATCCTCAATCAACACATCGTCATTACCAACACTCTTGGATGGGTTTACAACTTTTATTTTATTGAGAGAACTAATCTGAGTTGTGTTATTTGTTTTTCCATCTATAGTAAACGATCCGTTCAATCCTAATGTAGGATTTTTCTCCAAAGCGCTTTTGTAGTTAGTTACAATCTGAACCAATTGTACATATGCATCCAACTTAGCCTGTGTTGTGTTTACATTGTTTTTGAATACATAAGCAGTTACAACCTCAGGTTCTACGTTTTCAGGTGTATCCTGTTTTCTATCCACAAAGGCGAATACTTGATTGGCATCAATATATCTTGAAAACCACGATCCCTCACTATTTGAGTAGACATCATTATAAAAATCTGTGAGAAGTTTCGAATAATTTTGAACGTCCGATAAGGGTGTAAAGTCAGTTTGACCAAAACCTTCCAAAATGTTTTTTTCCAATAATTCCAATCTAGCCAATAAAGAGGGAACTGACAATTCAGGAAGATCAGGGGAAATAAGACCCAAAGCCTTATACTTAGCATACATATTCCTGATGTTTGCCTCACCCTTTGTTTCACGGACACTCGTTGTCAAGGTCAAGTCATTCCCCGTGGAAGCACGGGCGGCTTGAACGGCCGGTGGTTCAGCACCTGACGCTTGCACTCTATAATCTGCGGTATACATGAAAGGTACCGCAAAAAGTGCACCCACCTGAGTTTCAGCCAAAATAGTGTACTTGTAAGAGTAGAACTTTAGACTGATTCTGTAGTTACCGGTATTACCCTCGAATGCCGCTGAGAAGTTCGTCATTACCAATTGGTATTTAATGGCCTTTCCATAAAAACCTTTTAATGTCAAATAGAATATCGGATAAGGTAAGTTGAAAAACGCAGCATATTCTGAGTTTTCACCCTTTTCGAATAAGGCTCTTCCTTGTGTGTCGATAAGAACAATATCAACAGTGGGGGTTGCACTACGGGTGTTCTTGATTCTGATTGATTCAATACCCAAAAGACCCGTGTCCAATGGATTGATTACATTCTGACTGATGTAAAATTCGTCAGTTTTATTCTGTTGTGAAATTCTTTGTCTACTTGGTTGGTTTGTCCCTTTACCATTAACAGTATTTAGACCCGTAATTTCGTTGAGGTAATCATTCCTCAGGGTTGTACGTCCACCAGGTCTTAAGAAGTTCATAGTGGCTAACGGAATGTTCTGAATAGCATCACTAATTGGTGAACCAACGGCTAACTTGGTACGAGGTATAACTCTGGCTTCGAGGTTAGCATACATGACAAGATTTTCATGTGCTAACTTCCTCTCTGAAACTGAACCATCGGTATTTTGTGTTTTGTTGGGATCAACTAAAACAATATTCTGACAGTCAAAATCAACGAAAATATTATCATTATTACCTAAGTTATCTGCCATAGTAGAAGAAGTAGTTGTCTATACCGTTTTTATAGTCCTGTAATGAAGATATAAGGGGGAAAGGAATAGTCAACACCGAGTTGTTAGGGATGTTCCACTCCAACCCACCATATTGGGGGTTTGCCTGAAGGATCAACCAACCAAAAAATGGTGTTCCATAAAACTCCTGAGATACCTTATCTAATCTACTCACGCCAGTTCGGTAAACATATCTTTGATCAGATGTTTTACCTGGAAGTGGTACGAAAGGCACAACGGTTTGTTCTCCATTTACGAAAAATTGTTGGTATCTGTTGTAGTAAGCGTCCATTAGTTAAATTTGCGTTTGAAGTTATATGGATTATTTTGTGCGGTATTATTTTTTGAAGAATAAATATCTTGAAGGGTTTTCTTGACTGTTGCAGACGCAGTAAGATCGGTACTGAACAATGTAATACGTTTTTGTGTTGTACCGAAAGTTGGGGTATACTCAACATAATTTAATCCAACGGTGCTTGTTCTGTAGTTTTCCACTAATCCTTTGTTGGTATCATTCACTCGTTTCCAAACATTGAATCTTGAATTTGAGTTACCTATTCCGTTATAGTAAAAATCAACAGCATTTGCTGTGGGTTGATCCAATCCTAATTTCAACGCATCAACAAATCCTTGTCGATTAGAATCAACTAATAAGGCTCTCGACATCATCATGTATTCCAATTTTGCCTGAACGGTTGGTAGTGAAGTATTTGTCACATTTTCTGATGAAGGTGGGGTATAAGAACCTGTCTTCTTATCATAAGAACTTCCAACATAAAGATCTGCCGTGGTAAGACTTGTTAAGAAATCATTGACATTTGTTGCTAATTCAGTTGTATCATTACCTAACTTTGAATAGGTATTGTATGAATTTCCATTGTATATCTCAGTTGTTCCAGTTGTTGTGAAAATCTCAGATATATTTTGTTTGTTGATTTTTCCATCATAACCATTTGAACCAGGTGTTGGACCATTCAATACAAAATTTATCCTGTCAAAATTGAAAACCAAATTTTGTTCAATTTGAACTAAAGTATTAATGTTTTCACTAATACCATTCAAGAAACCACTTCTATAGGTATTAACATAATCTTTGTAGTTCTTCTTGAATAATCTTTTTTGAGCATTTGTTATCAACGGATTTTGGAAAGATTGGTCCGTAAAAATTGGTATGTCACCACCATCAATCGCTTTCAGAAGTTCGTTGAAGGAATTGTCCACATACGTTTGATATTGTAATGGTTTTCCATAAATCAAAGTTGTCGTGGTATTAAGAGTACCAGTATTGTATCCTCTGTTGTTACGTAAATCACTATTCAATAAGGCTAATATACCATAGTTGTAATTACTTAAAATATTTTCCAAGTAAGTAACTGTTCCACTAAAATAACTCTGTGTTTGTGTTACCAAACTATTCATAAATATACCATATTCAATTGTACCAGTAACCCCTGTTGAGGTCTGACCTGTCACAGATTGTAATCCTATCGTGTTTCCACCATCCGTTGTAATATTGTTTTGTACATTTGAAACCCCAACAACAGGATTTTGTCTAGTAATGGCATCAACAATTTCTTTGTCTAACTTACTAGTATCTTCTGTTGCTTCAGCTCTCTCATCATACATTTCCGTATTTGCATAATAGTTGAAGGTAAGTGCGTTTTGGAGTGTATCGATGGGAGTCTTGAGGCCTGAACCACCAACAAATTGAAAGGACATTGTCACATCAACGATCATCGGTTGGAATCCAATTCCTTCAGGATTTATATCAAAAGTTTTATCGTAGTTGAACGCAAGGTTCTTTGGAATAATTTTAGTATTATAAAAATCACCAATACGTAATACCAAAACAGGAGGGGCACCAAACGAAGTATTGATCGCATCGTTGTACTTCTTTTGAGGTATTCCATCAGGACCTGTTTCAATTGTTGGTATTGTATCACCAGGTCTCATACACTGTTGTAAGAAAGTCAATCTGGCGTTTAATCCCTCAGGTGTCATTGAGTGGAACGAAGGTTGAAAATATTTTATTTTATCTTTGATCGAATCATAAATGAACGGATTATCAACTTTCATAACCTCAAAATAATCACATTCACTCAACAAGTACCTCAATAATTTTTTAGACGCACCTTTATATAGTGCTTGTGTTGGCTGAACCGTTGATACTAAGTTTTGTGAACCAGGTTTGATTGGTTGTGGTTTCAAACCATCTTGTTGTAAGTTAGCCTCAGCACCAATATTGTTTGGTTGTGGTTGTGGAGCAATTGGATTGATAGTTATATCCGTCAATGTCACAGCTCTACACGCCATGGCTTGAGGTGAATAGATTTTGTCTTTTCCTGTTAATTCAGAGGTACAGTTGAAGGGTCCCAAGGTAAACCCTTTAATAGAACTACCGCCTGAAGATATTACTCTTGGATTAGCTCGACTGACTTCTCCCTGAGCATCTTCCTGAAAAATCACCTTTCCCTCGTCAATAAATTTTGCTAAACTTTTACCACCCGGAAAATCAAAAGTTTTGAAGAAATTTTCTACACTACTAATTCTTCTTGCGGAAAGTTTGTCATTGTAACTAACGGTTTGGGGTGCCGATGCTGAACCCACAAGTTTTAGTGCAATACTTTCTGCCTGATTTTGTTGTAGTATATCAAATATTTTAGACCCCAACTCCTGTAATTGAGTATAATTTGGTTCTATGGTATCACTGAAAAATAATTCAACACCCGTCTTATTATTATTGTTGGCCTGATTTACATAATTTGTTTTGTTAGTTGGTGAGGTATAAGTGTTATATAAATCCTGATAATTTGCAGAAGTTGTTAAACTTGGATTTGTTCCAGGAATATCATTATCAAAGTAAAAGGCAAAATTCTTAAATTGCTCCAAAGTGTCAACAGGTGTTGCTTCGGTAGCACTACCACCTGTACCCCCACCTGTTGGTGATTGACCTTCTTCACTTGATATGGCTTTTACTGCATCCCCAAACTGTTCGTTAGTTGTATTTGGATTGTTGATAATTTCTTGCCATGCCTGTAACTCAGTGAGTGGAATAGTATTGTAAATCTTCGCTAACTCATATAAGTCATATTTTTTACATCCCGCAAAGAATGAACTAACAATAGAATCAACTTTTGGTCTATCACTTTCGTTAGCCAAAACTTTATTTACAATTAAATTCAAAATGGACGGATGGTCCACAATAATTTTCCACTTTAGAGTTCCCCCTCTTGAAGTACTTTTATAGGTGTAAACAGGTTCAGGTCTTCCTAAGAATGACGTACTGTTAAAATCGGCTGTTGTATCCTCGTTGAAAGTCAAATCATAAGGTGGGAACCACATGATTCTACCCCCATTAGGTCCTTTTTCGCAATCAGGTAGATCTGAAACTCTGAATCCAGGACGACTACCTGTTCTCCAAGCCAAATTCTCAATTGAGAACATGTATTTGGTCACCTGACCGTTGATAATATTGGTAGAATCAGGTCCTTTGGTTGGGCTGATATTCAAATTGAAGGTAGAATCCAAGATGGAATAAGAGAATTTTCTAATATTACCATCTTTTTTCTGTAAATCATTGAATGTATAGTAAGGAGTATCTTTCGTGAAAGTTCTACAGTATTCTATACCAACATTTTCCTGACCGTCAGTATATCTAATAATCTGTGAACCTTTTGTGATTTCCTTATACCCATCAAAAAATACTTTTGAGGTTTGGTCAATGGCGTTTCCTACGTGTCCAAATCTAGCGCCAGTATTTGGAACCGAATCAACTAATCGTTGTGTATTGTCAAGAATTGAACCAGGTCTAAAGGTATATCTAATAGACTCAGTAGATTGGAATGGTCCCGCAATAATTGGAAAATCAGGGTCTTCTTGACCGTAATCACCACCAGGTCTTTGATACCTACCCGCGTTTGGAGCCCATTTTGGACTAACCCACGAAAAACCACCACTAAGGCTACCATCGTCCTCAAATGATCTTCCAGCCAATCCAAATTGGAAATTTTGATCAGCACCTTCGAAGTCAATTGCGAGTATACTTGGACCATAAACAGGTGCCAAGACTTGTTGACCTAACGAATTGATTGGAATTTCACCAGGAGGCGATGTTAGGTAGGTTGGCTCCCTTTCAGGACTACCAACGTAGTAGGTACCTGCACTTGCGTTTTGTGCAAATCCACCTAAAATGGCATTACCCAACGCAGAAATAATTCCCGTACCACCTGTATTATACTGAGGTCGGTATCTGTTTAGATCTATATTGTAGGTAAGTTGGGATCTTTGACCTGCACCCGTATAATCCAAGAACACTTGTGAAGGTGACTTGGGTCTCAATCCACTCAAACCAAATAATCCACCTAAAATTCTAGCACCGAGACTATTCTGAGATTGCAATAATGATTGTGTTGAATCGAAATCTCTCTGTAAATTGTCTTGTTCGAAATAGTCACCAGGTATTGGTGAAAATGGTAATGTAAATCCCGCAATTCTCTGAAGAATATCTTGCCCTTGAGATATTATACTTCCTCCACCACTTGTGATTTTCCAATCTCTATCAATGATTGGTCTTCTACCCGCGATAATCTGAGATAAATTTACAGGATCCTGAAGTGAATTTAGGATATTCGCTCTACCGATGGTTTCACTCCTAACATTTTGATCAACTCTTTGTTTGAAACTGAATTTTGCTCTCTCGGCAGCAATCTGCATCATTCGTGAATCATCAGACACAGGTCCCGCATCACCAAAAGGATCGGGTTGTAAGATAATTGCATATGGAGAATATGATGAAGGTTGGAAACTAGGTGGTTCCCAATATGTCGCATTTTTTTGTTCTTTGATAATATCCCCAATATCGTAGTAACGAATAAAACCCAATGGTGGGGTGTATTCGTTTTTGATATATTGTGACTTTTGGAAAGTCGCAGAATATAACTGTAAGGCTTGTGTGTAAGGTGGATACGCTCCGTAAGGTCCTTGATTGGACAAGTTCTGAGCGGTATTTATCAACCCATTGATATCCAAATTATACCCACCGTCAGGTCCAAACTCATTTTTTACGCCAAGTACGTTTACATATGGATTAGCATCAATAAGAACATCAGGGGAATCAATTACACTGTAATCGTTCTGTAAAAGAGCGCCCGTCGCAGGTTGAGAATTGGGAACAAATACTCCCACCTTAGTGTAAGGCTTGAGGTTCCTAAGTAATAACTTATCTCTTAGAAATTTGGTTGCTGCGAATGATAACTGACTTGGCATTCTTTTATCTTATTCCTATAAATAGAATATTATTGTTTTTTTTATTTGATCGCCAAATTGGGTAACGACGAATATTGCGGTTGATTCATCGCGTTTTGAAGTGCGTTCTGATTGAGTTTTTGAAATGTTGGATTTTGGAATAGATCGTAAGCCATTTGGTCGGTTATGGTAAATGTTTGCGCAGCACCTGTGGGAGTGTTTAAAGTCACATTCACATTTCCTTGATATTTTATTTCAGAAAATTCAACCTTTGTTGCTGTTGGGACCGTTGTTACCTGTGGTTTGGTAAGTGGTGTATCATCCATGAAAAAGTTTTGAGCCTTTTCAGCAATTGAGGTTAGACCTTGATAAGCAGCCTGTGCTCCTTGGACAACTAAGTTACCCGATGATACGTATTTCGAACCAACTTCTAAATAATCTACATTAGTAAAAGCATCAACAATGTTTTTTCCGCCCTGTTCTAAATCACCTATAGCACCTTTGATTACATTAGATAAAGATTGGAAACTTCCTTCTCCACTAATAAGTTCACTAATACTCCCACCGAAATCCTCAAGGAATTTGTTGATATTTTCTTGTGCGGCTCTTTGATTTCCGAAGGCTTGGTCAGCACCCTGACGTACACCCATCACCGTACCACGCAAAACCTCTCTAACATCAGTAAAACCACGACTGGCCGCTGTTGGTGCCGCCACTGATGTCACCAGTTGGGAAATTGTTGCGTTTAATAGTTGAGTTTCCGTCAATTGTGCGGCAGCCAACTCCTCCAAGGTTTGTGGTTGTTGTGATAATTTTTTGATTTCGTCAATATCTTTGGTATTGATTTCAGTAATCAATTTTTCGTCTTTACCAATTTTGACGACGAAGCCACCTTTTTGTTGACTGTACTGCGCAACGTTTGCAACAAACTGTTTCGATTCTTCATCAATTCCAGCAATTCTGAAATCTTTAGTAATCATATTCAGTTTTTGTTGACCAATTGACATCTTCACAAGTTCATCGTAAGCAATACCAGTTTCCCTTGAAATTTCTCTCAGATCTCGTTTAGCATTTGGGAATACTTTGAATTCTTTCGTGGTTTCATCAAAATAAGTGAACTGTTCAGTCATATTGATAACTTGTCTGTTCAACTCTTCAACATCTTCTGATGCCAAATACATCAGTCTAAATGGATCGGCAAGATCACCAACGGCAACACCTAATCTTTGGAATGTAGCAACTGCATTGATAGCACCTTCGGGATCAAATACTCTCGATGCAAAGTCGAAAATATCCCTCATGTTGAGACGAAGAGCCGCTGATTGAGCCGCCATTCGTGCCAATCCAACGGCACCATTTTGGAATCCGAACTCATTCAATCTTGAAAGGTTTTGTTGTACAAGACCGAAGACTGCGGTTGTGTTTACACCAACTCGTCTTGCAGCATCAACTGCACCTTCAATATTATCACGAACTAGACCGGCACTAATACCCGCATTTTCGAATTCGACAACCATTCCCCCAACATTTTCAGCAGCAACACCCACCGCTCTTGAAGCAACGAATAAGTCTGATGCAGTTTCTCCGAGAAGAACAGTGTTTGTTTGTAATCCCTGAGTAATTCCAAGTTGAATAGATTGTACATCTTTGAATGTACCTCCAAGACCTACGATTGTTGGTAAGGCAATTGCGGTTTCTTCTCTAAGACCCTGAATTGCCATTTGGGTTTGACCCATGACCGCGGCCATGTTTGCCCCCATCGAAGCGAACTGATTATCCAAAGAGATTACCTCATTGACCAGTTTTGAAAATGCACTTTCAATTTCTCTATTGAGTCTTTGAAGGAGATCATTGGCATATTGAATGCCTCCCGTGTTTGGTTGTTGTGGATTTTGACCTGGTTGTTGTCCTTGTTGCATAATGAAATATTATCCTATAATAAATAGGATAATTATTCTTTTTGAGAGGTCTCAACAATTTTATCTACCAAATACCTACGAGCATAGGTTGGTATTTTGTTGTATTCAGACCAAGTAAAATTCAAATGTTTTGCCAAGACGAAAAATTCGTCCAATAGATATTTCCTATATTCAGAAGAAAACCCGAAAAAACTCAACCCCGAAGGTGATGTTCACATCTACCTTTTCTCCTGACGGGGCAATAACTGTTCTACGGAGGTCCAAACGAGGTTCGTTTTCTTCCAAGAAATTTCTGATGTATTTTGAATCCATAATTGGAAGGGATTCAACGAATTTTGAGATTGTCGACATTTCACGGTCACCATTTACTGAGACGATTTGTTTCAATAGTCTCCAAGTAACCTTAGGTGCAACACGTCCTACAGGGTAGGATTCGGCTTGTTTGTTGATATCCATCAACTCTCTGTAGGTAAGAGGACGGAGTTCTACATGTGTTTGTGTTTTTGGTAGGACAGTAGAAAAAGTCCCGTTTTCTGAAGGTTCAATTTCACCCTTTTTGAAATCCAACTCATCCAACATAATTGTTGATTTGAATTTTTTTCCACTTTGGGGGTCAATAACTTGTAGGTTATATTCAGGACCAAAGGCAGTGTTTCTAAGGAAAATGAGGATGGCTTCAATATCACCATTCAACATATCTTCAGGACGAAGATCTGGTTCATAAACTTTACTACGGACCAAAGTCATAATAATATCATCCGCAGAGGAAGACATAATCACGTTTTCATCCGCAGCGGTTAGATACCCCACTTTGATTGATTTTTTCTTACTACTGTAGAACTTACCCTCTGAAGGAAGTTTTACAATGTCGTGTGGCAAAGAAAAATCTTGTTGTCCATAAATTGCTGCATTGTCCATAAAAAAAAAACACAGGGAGTTAGTCCCTGTGTTAATTATACCATCACAAACTTATTTATCAATAAAAAAAGTAAATACTTTTAGTAAACCAAGATACAACGGTCCATCTGAAGAGTGGCATCAAGAGTTGCCAATGTATCAGTACCGTAGTTTGCCTCAGACCAAGCGGTCTTTGTAATCATAGTTCCCTCAAGAATCCATTTTTCCACAACAACACCTGTTGGGTCCAACATCTCGAGGTCAACATTTTTCTTGTAACCCGCAGCGTAACCCATACGACCTGTTACAGATTCTGCGTGTAAACGTACCCACTCCATAAGAGCCTGTGTCGCTGAAGGTCCGATAGGATCACGGAACTTCACATTGATTGAATTCCACTTAAATCTACCCGCCACAAATGTAGAGGTGTTCAAGAATGGAATCTCGACTGGGTTAATATCAATACTTGGACGACCAGTTGATTCTACAAACCATTCATTAATTCCCAAAGTGGAATCGAAACGAAGGATAAATCTGTTTGTCCTTTTTGGTTCATATGGAACCGGCATTTTCATTAATAAGTCTGCCATGGTATTTTTTCTTTTTTACTTTTTTTATTTGTTTTCTATATAAATACTCTCTATATAAAAATTTTTGCCTTTACTTTATTTTGTAAAAATTTATTGTCTTAATATCTAGTCTTTATGCCTCCTGCAGTAGAATAAGTCTTAAGAACTGGTTCATCTTCAAATTCTTTCTTCATAACTTCTACATTTCTTATGTCATCATCTGAAAATCCTATTTGAGGTATGAATTTGTTCTTTACTTCATCCTTTAAATATACTTTCTGGCCTAGTTTTTTGGCTTGTTCCTTTACATAAGAAATGAACTCCTTCATCGCTTGAACCTTTAATTGTTCCGGAGATGCCGCAGAATCCCCTTGGTTGAATGAAACAGGATAGAATCTTAACATGTCCAAATATTCACGGATCATTTTTTGATTACTCTGTTTGTCCTCCCCCACGAAATCACGGAATTTTTTTAGATTCTTGATAAGTAAGTCTTTATTTAGACCCATATGATCAGATACAATCATATTGTAAACCGCTTCTTTTAGGGTACTAGGATTGTGTCCACGAGCGGTGATGATAGAAAAAATTGACCCGTTATTTACAGCTTCCACGAAATCAGCCCAAGCAGGACCAGGTTTCGCTTTCATAGAGTCAATCAAAAAGTCCTTGTCACCCTTTGTAGTGAAGTTTCTGAAGGGATCAGACGCAAAACCAGTAATGGTCTTACCCTCATAATTAAAGGGTTCCTTACCAATCTTTGTACGATATTCGGCAAAGTCTTCTGTGGACATTCCCACTTCTTCACCATCCTCACTTTGTACAATAATTTTGGTGGGCATGTACATCAAATTGTCATCCCAATCAAATGCGTAGTATTTGAGAGTCGGCATTCCCAAATCATCAAATCCTTCCGTAACTATTTTCTTCATAAACTATTTTAAAGGCTAAGGTGGGGGTTTCCCCCCACCATTTTTTATATTAGATATTCTCAAACGAAGCTCCTGTTGGAGTGATCAAGAATTCGATGTCGATGAATTCAAGAGCCTTCGTTGGTTTCAAGTAGATCTTACCTGACATGGTATTTCTATCCAAATCTTCAGGTGAGTTACTTACTGTAACACGGAAGTCATAAAGACCACGGTCTCTTCTGATTGCGTCAAGGATTGGGTTGACTGAGTCAAGGAAGTCCTGACGAACCTTAGCGTCATTTTGTTCAAACAACAATCTAACCGCTACTGCCGAGATCAACTTACGAGCTTGTAGTAACAATCTTCTTACGTTGATTCTGTTTAGAGCAGTGTCAGCAATTTGAAGAGTTTTGTTACCCCAAATTACAGTACCTACGTCAGAGAAGGTAGCAATTGGGTTGATACGACCTTGGTAAAGAGTATCTCTTTGGTCTTGAGTTAGTTTGATACGAGCCTTGACAGCATTTACCAAACCTCTTGTGTAACCCGCAGTTGCGAACCAAGGGAACGCGATGTTATCGGTAAGAGCCAAGTTTCTACAAACCTCGTTTGTTGGTGGGATGTAGATTTGAGTGTTGTTTACACTGTCTCTAACCAAAATCCATGGGTAGTAAGTTGCTGTGTAGTTAGAATCAATTCCTGTGGTATCTAACTTATCAACCGCTTCTGTTGGAAGGATAACGTTATCCGTTTGAGTTGGAAGATATAGATTAGAGTCAGGAGTTGTAACGATGTAAATAGAATCCGCTCTTTGGAACGTAATCATATCGATCGCTTCTTCAACCAAGTTACTGTTGTTTACATAATCAATACCAGGAGTTGCGAACACGTTGATGTTCACCGCTTCAGGGTTGTTGAATGTTGCGATACCCAACAAGTATGCATAGTAGTCAGAGTTCGAGAATTCAGCAAAACCTTCTTGAGTTGTTGTCTTGAATGCTCCCCAACCTGTTGCCAATGGGTAACGAGTTGTAGGACATGCTCCTTTCTGCCATAAAGAACCACCAATAACATATCTGTCATCGTTTGTTCTATTCTCACGATAGATATCCCATCCATCAAAACCACCCTGAACTAAGAATGAATACTTTCTCGATTGGATAGTGTAGTAAGGGTTTGTTGGATCATTAGGATCAGATTGGAATGATGTATCACCACAATCAAACGCTGGAGTACCAGCTGTTGGTCCTGTAGTAATTGTAACAACAGTTGCTCCTGAATCCATGTGGAAACCTTTAGTAACGTAGTTCCAAGGTAAAGCATCTGATTCAACACACAAGTTATTTGGAACTTGTTTTCCTTTATATTGGAAGAAATCAGGGTCATACCCAATTTGTGAAGATATTCCTAAGAAGGTACGTCTAACATTGTCTCCTGGGGAAATAATAGCATTAGGTCCTGCAGGAATGTTGAAAGGTGGATTACCAATAACCTGACCTGGGAAATTGTATGAAGTTTTGTAAACAGGATAAGGTGGTTGAGCATTACCATATTGTCTAATAACGTAACCTTCAAAACCACAAGGAAGTGTATCGATAGGTGCGTTTTCATTCAATTCCAACATAATGTATTTAGAATTCAATGCGTATTCACCATCAGAAGTACCAACCTGAACACCAACGAAGTTGTTGTTACCTGGATCCATACTACAGTTTGTGTATTTTTCTAAGTAAACAGGATTCGCGTCAGTATCAAAGAAACTTCTTACCGCCAAATCGAACGTTCCATTGTTGAAGGAAATGTTCTGAATTGAAATTTTGATTTGAGTGTTAGCCGTGTTACCGTCAGCAATTGTAATGACCTTGAACAATCTGTCGACTGTTGTACCACGTAGTTCAGAAACCACCCAAGGTGACTCAGCACTCTGATATTTTTCTAAATAATATGCGATAGTACCTGTGTTAGGTGTGTTTCTCAAACCAGGAAGTGCTGTGAATGTAGAATTCAAACCTTTGATCAAACCTTTGTTGTAACCAAAGTTCAACATGTTTTGGAATGTTTCTTCAACAAACAAAGGTACTTCATTTCTAGGTTTACCGAAGTTAGTACCACCAAATACTTTTGTGATATAGTTTTGATCAGATGAATTCAGTGATGTTGCAAATGCAAATGCGTCACCATCAACAGTAACACCTGAAATATTGAACGCAGCGTATGGACTAGTACTAATACCTGAGTAAATTCCACTATCATCAATAATCACATCGGTTAATCCTGATACAACATAAGAAGGTCCACTTTGGTTTGCACCATAAAGAGAAATACCACGAGATCTTAGAGTTGCAACTACCAAGTTATTCCAATCTGAATAAGCAGTACCTGAATACTTGTAGATATTTCCTGATACAGTACCCGAATAGCATCCACTACCCAAATCTTCTAAAGAATTTACAATACTATAGAATGAGTATCCTGTGTATTGGTTTCCTGTTGAGATGTCAAAGTTAGAATAGTACCAAGCATCGTTGTTTGGTGATGTGTAATCAGCAACACTTTGAGAAAGTCCTGACACTCCGAATACGTTTGTTTCAGCAGTGTAGGTTGGTGATAAACTATTGTATGCACCATCCGTAACAGTACCGAAGTATGAAATTGAAGTTCCTGATGTTGAACCACCGTTGTCAATTATATCTAAAATTTGTGTACTAAGTTCGTCAGACAAAGTTGTTTGAGAACCATTCAATTGAGTATAAGGAATATTCACGTTAGCCGCAATTATTGCCGGAAAACTACTCGTAAAAGATGCTGCAGTATCACCAGTACAACCTGAGAAATCAACAGACCACGCGATAGGTGATCCATCAAAATTGACTGAAGACCCATCGACATTCGCGATCGTAGTAATAGACCAAGAAGGTCCTGCATCATAACCTGATAAACCTAAAACTCTTGTTACAAAAAGTTGGTTAGATTGTTGTAAGTATGATTTAGCAATGTATGCTAATTCGTATTTAGGGATTTGTGTATTTACAAACTTCTCGGGTAAAGTCCCTCCAAAGAATGCTTCGAATTCATCGTAGTTAGTAATAAAGATCGGCTCGAAAGCTGGACCCATAATTGTCTCACCAACCAATCCCAAAGTAGTTACACCAACACTTTGAGACACGAAACTCAAATCTCTCTCAGAAGTGTAAACCCCAGGAGAGACGAATATTTTGTTTGATACTGCCATTTTATTTTATGTTCAATAAAATTTATTTTTATTACATAAATATTCAGCTAAAAGACAAAAACTTTACTTTGTCCTATCTATTTATAAAATGGTAAGTTTTTTTTCTGCCTTTTTTCTACTTATGTCCAAATCAATTAAAAATTTGAAAATATCCACCGAGAGTCACCAAGTACTAAAAGACTACTGTGATAAAAGGGGAATTAAAATGTATAGATTTTTAGAGAACTTAATAATGGAAAAATGTTCTGAGAAAAAAGATATCTACGGAGAGTTATAATAATTTTATTCCGTATTCTAAAACCGAAATATCATTGGGATCGTCGGGAGTAATATCAATCCTAAGAATGTCATTGGTGTTTACTTGAATTGTCATAACATCCGAGCCATAAAAATCCCCATTGATGTAAACTTCCCACGAAGTTACATTTTGATTTCCAATTAATCTGAAATCACCAGTATAGTCAACAACTAAAGACGTGGTTGTCACACCTGAATTGAACACAATGTTTTTTTCAATCGTATCAGGGTTTTCTGGAAATTTGTTTCTTCTCGATTTTTTTTGAGTAAGATTTACCTCGAAGGAGTTGAAGACCCTTGAGACTGCGGGTGCTACTTCGAACTCTTCTTCATCTAATAAAAAGGCTAACATCGTGAATTCGTAATTCTGAATGTAAAATCTTCTACGACCAATATCAACTTGTGACTCATCAGAAATATTATTCATAATAATTGGAATGTAGTGACCGTTGATTTTCCTGTAGGCTTGTCTTGAGGCAAAAGTTTGAATTACATTTTTGTTAAACTCATTGAGTTCCCTCATTCTATTACTAAGGATTTTTACATTATATGTTATATCAACAGGAACAGGTTGTGGTATCTTATAGATGTCCATCCCTTTTATATTTCCATTCCAAGTTGGAACCGCAGCATAAAAATATTCTTTTCTATTTGGAATATTATAAATGATTGCGGGGTTACTCCCATATTTTACATCAGGATTTCTCACTGTAGTAATGAAAGGTAACTGGGGATTACCATTCAGGTCTTGGAAATCCCAAGTTTGTGTGAACTGAGACCAGTTTTGTGTGGTAATTATAATATCAACAGGTGGTATGATTTGACCTTCAACAATTGTCTCCAAATCTTCTTTCACAAAATCCAAAAATCCACGATCCAAATCAGCATGTAATAGTGACTTAGGCAAATATGTTCCGTCTTCGGTAATATATTCCAATAGTTGTTCTCTTCTCTGATAAAGAATTTTCTCAGGAGTTAGGTTGATAGTTGGAATAACTTGTTTTCTGGGAAGTGCCATTATAATCCTCTGAATTCATTTTCACTAACAGGAGTTGCGGTATAAGAAAAGTAAAAACCTTTGTACCCACCATAAGTGTGTTTATTGTCCCAATCAGGAATACCCGCGTCCACAACAGAATAATATCTAACCTGACTTTCAGTAATCCAATATCCGATGTAATCACCAAGTTCGATGTTTACTTGTAAATTCTCAAGTTCTTGTTTGTAAACACTGAATCTTAATAAACCAGGTTCGTTTTGAATTATCTTTGAATTCCCTAAGAATTGTTCTGTTGCCTCTTCGATTCGAACATATGCGTTGATAGATACTGGTGCCAAGAATTGAATACCATCCTTTTCCACCTCACCATAAACATCATCATTTACAGTTTTTGTACGATCTACTTTATACAACACAATTTGGAAATTCATATCTCCATCGAGCCATTCTCGACCCATGGAAACGTCCAAATCAAAATCTTCACTACCGAAGAATTTACCCAATCTCGTTATAGGAACCTGTCTTTGTGCCATCTTACTTGATAAATATTACAAAATTCATTATCTTTTTAGGTATTGGAAAATCAGGATAACATATTTACCTTCGGAGTATTGGAGAGGAAGGCCTTGAATATTTTAGAAAAATATGAAGGAGCCAACAATTACATCTTGCGATTGAAAACCAAAATGATCGATAATCCAAAGTTTTATCCAACGAGATCCCAATCTGAATACATACTCAACTATCACGAAAGTATTCCCAAAGTCGCAAAGAAGTGGGTGGATTTAGATCCATATTTTGCACAAAAGATCGCTGATGACAAATTGTTCACTCAGGTACCCGAAAAAATTTACATCGAAAAACTTTTGGTTGAAAAGGATACCTCATACCATATTTGGGGGAAATTTTTTGAAAGAGATTTTATACAAGATCTTTGGTTACCTAAAGTCGCACTACTAAAGGACAATACAATAAAGAATGTTGTAATTGATTATTCCAAATATTCTCACCGTCCACCTTTGGAACACCAAAAGGAGGCAATCCAAAAGTTGTGTGAAAATAAAAAGATGATTCTCGCTGATGATATGGGTCTTGGTAAGACAACTTCAACAATCATCGCCGCATTGGAGACAGGATCAAAAAAGATTTTGATTATTTGTCCAGCATCCTTGAAGATCAACTGGCAAAGAGAAATCGAAAATTATACGGATCGTCCAACATCAATTATCGAAGGAAAGAAATGGGAAGACGGAGACTTCGTAATCATAAACTACGATATTATCAAAAACTTCCACGATGAAAAAAATAAAAAAGAGTCAATTATTCTTAATTCTAAGTTTGATTTGGTCATTATCGACGAGGCCCATTACATTCAAAACAAACAAGCCCAAAGAACGAAACTCATAAATGATTTTGCTTCACGAGTAGATCGTCTGTGGTTACTAACGGGAACCCCCATCACAAGTCGTCCTATCAATTACTACAACCTCCTCAACCTTATCAACTCACCCGTTGCTGAGAACTGGATGGCATACGTCAAAAGATATTGTAATGGATTCCAATTCAGAGCAGGAAAAAGAAAAGTATGGAACGTCAGTGGTGCATCCAATTTAGAGGAACTTCGAGACAGAACAAAACCACAGGTTCTTAGAAGACTCAAAGAAAATGTTCTTGACCTACCCGATAAGATTATCACACCAGTATATCTGAGACTTCGTTCAAGACAATACGAGGAACTTATGGGGGACTACTATGATTGGTACGACAAAAGTGGTGAGGCGGATTCTCTGACCCTACAGTTCACCAAACTAACCCAGGTGAGACAATGTATAGCACAAGAAAAAGTATCTTCCACAATCGAGATATGTGAGAACATCATTGAACAGGACAAGAAGGTTATTGTCTTTACCAATTTTACCAAAACATTGGAGATGATATTGGAACATTTTGGAAAAAAAGCGGTTCGTCTCGATGGATCTATGACACAGAGAGAACGTCAGGAATCGGTGGACAAATTCCAAAATGATGATACCATCAAAGTATTTGTTGGAAACATCAAAGCCGCTGGTACGGGTATCACTTTAACTTCTGGTGAAGCGGTGGTGATGAACGACCTATCGTTCCTTCCATCAGACCATTCACAAGCCGAGGACCGTGCTTACAGATACGGACAAAAAAATAATGTATTGGTTTATTACCCAATCTACGACAACACAATCGAAGGGATTATTTACGATATTCTTAGAAAGAAAAAAGACATTTTTGAAACCGTTATGGGGGACAGAGAATCAAGTGGTGACTATGTTGAAGAAATTCTCAAGTCGATCAACAGTAGAAGATGATAAGTTGGGGGTATTTATAATCATATAAAAATATAGTACCCGAAATATGGACAATATCAAAAAACGAATTCAAGTACTTGAAGAACGTCTCAAAAGAAGAGAAACCCTAAAAGAGGAAACCCTCCTCGAAGCCAAGAAAATCAGAGCAGAAAAATTACCTTACGGATATTCAGCCTTACGTCAGTTCATTGATCCTGAGACAATGAATATCCACTATAACAAACATTACAAAGGTTATATCTCCAAGTTGAACGATGCTTTGGAAGGTAAAAATTATGGTGATTTATCCTTAGAGGAAATCATTAGAACAATTGAAAGATTTTCCAAAACTGTAAGAGACAACGCCGGTGGTGCCTTCAACCACGCAATCTTTTGGAAAATGTTATCTCCAACCGAGATGGAACCAAAGGGTGAAATTCTGAAAAAAATAAATTCAAACTTCGGATCATACGACAATTTCAAAAAGAAATTTGAGGACTACTCCAAGAAAAGATTTGGATCAGGGTGGTCATGGCTTGTTCTGACCAAAAGGGGAACACTCAAAATAATGACAACCCCCAATCAAGATAATCCACTTATGGATGTGGTAAAACAAGGAGGATATCCTCTTCTTGGATTGGATTTGTGGGAACACGCCTATTACCTAAAATACAGAAACAAAAGGGACGAATACATCAAAAACTTTTGGAAGGTGGTGAATTGGGATTTTGTCGAAGAAGAGTACAAGAGACTTACCAACAAAAACATCCAAGAAAGTAAAAACGCGAAAAAGTATCTTACTGAACAAAGACAAGAAAACTCCTGTAACGACAGAGACAGAGCGAAAATTCGTCAAATGTTCAACAACAACCCCTCACTTTTGAATCTCTACAAAGACACAATTATGTTGATTCTAAAAGATGTGTATCCAAACAAATGGTACGAAAGAAACGAATATAAAAGAGGTGAATCTGCAGGGGTTTATGATTTGGAAAAACCTGGTAGATCAATTATCAATTACTTGAATACCAACTACAGCGCATTTTGTCCTCTAATGAAAGATTTAAATAAAGTATTGGAACGCGCTAATATGAATCCAATCAACTTTGAGAATCTATCTCCACAGGATCAGATCAAAGAGATGAACAGAATGCTATACTACATCGACCAACTAAAACACAGAATATTCTCATCTGAGTCTAAAACTTTTCAAACAATATTTCAAATACTAAGTTCCACCTCAGGTAGGGGGTCAAAAACAGAAGATGTTGCCGAGAAAAAATTCGGCGAAAAGTTTGGTATTGAAAATGTAAAAAGAATCGGAGAACTAGGTAGTAAAGAGGACATGATGGGTATTGACTTGAAAGTAACTGTTGATGGTAAGGAATATACCGCTCAGGTAAAACCATTTGAGTCCATCTCCGAGGTTGATGGGATGTACCGAGTTGATGGTACTGCAAATGTGAAAAAATACAAAACAGATTGGATGGTCTTTATCAGAAGAGGAAAAGATGTTGTTGTATTTGATAATACAAAATCAGAGATTAAGGACGGAACTTACAACTATCCATTGGATTCCATGTTGTACCAATTCTAATTTTTAGATATTTATATGAAAATATCGTCTGATGGCAGTAATTCCAGAACCAGAAAGAACCAAATTATATAATAGGATTCTCAATTTATTGGGTGCACCTCTAAGAGCGGTGGAACTTGAATACGAAATGATGGATTCCCTCTTGGAACTATCCATCGGGGATTATTCACAATACCTTCAAGATTGGTTGATCGAATCACAATGGACTTCATTATACGGTTTGAATCTTGACACAGAATCTTTAGCTAATGCTCTCGTTCGTAGATCATTAGATTGGGAAACTCAATACACATACGCCTATTCTAAAATTGCGGGTCTCCAAAACGCGGGACCATATGTCCTAAAAAGAGACTATTTTGATTTGGTTCCAAACCAACAAATTTACGAAATTCCTGCATGTAGAGAAATCAATCAACTATTATGGTATTCACCAACCGAAATGAACAATATGATGTTCGACCCATGGTCATTCGGTTCATTAGGTGGTGCAGGTGGATTGGGTGGTCCTGGGGGATTTGCTCAATCAGGTTACGGTGGTGGAGGATATTTCTTCTTCTCATCTTATGATGTTATGTCACGTCTTCAGGATATCAACGTAAAAAGACGTTTGATTCAACCTGACTTACAATATCAAGTTACAGCACTTCCCGATGGAAAAAAGGCTGTTTGGCTTTTCAATACACCTGGTGGAAAATTTGATTTTGGTGATTCTGAATTATCAAGAGGTCGAGTTTGGTACTGGTATTATGAAGTTTGTGGTGATGAAAGAGACTTATGTCTTCAAGACAATCCCGATATCGTAAGACTTCCATCTGATATACCTTTAGATGAAATTACTTGGGTTGACCTCAACGAACCTTCAAAAGTTTGGGTAAGAAGATGGTTCACCGCATACTGTAAGGAAACCTTAGCACGTGTACGTGGTAAGTTTAGTGGTAACTTAAAAACACCTGACTCTGAAGTTCAAATGGATTATCAATCTTTAGCAACAGAATCTAAGGATGAGAAAGTAACCTTACTTACAGAGTTACAAGCAAGATTAGAAAGACTCAGACCTGAAAATCAAATGAAAAAAGAAGCTGAAATTGCAACGAACTTAAACACTCAGTTGAAATTCAGACCGATGACTATTCCAATTACAGTAGTATAAAAATGGCTATTATCAAAACAATTCCTGTTGAAAAAATAATCAACGGAAACAAAGTTAGAACTTCAGAATCCGCAATAGTTTCTGAAAGAAAGTACACCACAAACGGTGAATATTCCATCGTAGTTCGTGGTGTACCTCATTGTGACATTTTTCTGAATTCTTCAACGACAGACAAAATCAAAATCAAGGCGATGACTGAAATTTTGATAAGACCTGACAAAGGTAGAATTGATGAAGAATGGGATGAAATTCAGTTAGATAAGGGTGCTTGTATTGAATTAGTTAATATCAATCAGGGATGGTATATCTTGTCCTCTGATGGTTTGAAATTGTGGTAATTCAGTAACCGCACTTTCCCAACCTTGTTCAGCAATATTATACATGTAAGTGGGATTTAGACCACGTTTTCCCCAATACTTCAATTCCTGATCTGAGATTGTCAAAACATCATCCAAATCATCTTGGTCACCTTGTCCAAGTGGATGTCCGTTGATCAACTCACACTGTTTGGTCGTGAAAATTCCACGATCTTTAGGATCGGCAACTATAAGATCTTTTCTTACTTCATCTTGGAACACTACCAACAATGGTTCAATCCTTTTGTTGAATGTGTTGATTGCTCTTGCAACGTTGTATTCACCTTTTAGATCAGGATTATTGGATAATTCCTCTTGGTCAATCAGATAGCAATTTAGTTGTACATAGGATTCAATGTCTTGGAGAACTTCACCAGTTTTTTCGAAATGTTTTTTTCGTTGTAAATCCGAATATTTTTTTGCCGGAATTTTTTGTACATCACCATGTGATGCCTTTTCACCATTGTTGACATACATAATAACATCACCAAGATTGACACTCAAATTATTCTGAATTGCCAACTCCATGTGAGCTTGTCGAGACATCAAAGATCCAGCTTTTGTCTTTTGAGTACAACGAATTTTGTAGTCTTCTAAACTTTGTTTAACTTTAGCCCTTTGTGCGATTTTTATCAAAGGAATTTGCATATCATAGATGGTTTCCAAATATTCATAGTAATACTCGATAAATTCTTTACCTTGACCCTTCAGCAACATTTTGATACCCTTATCCAAAAAGTCTTCAATGTAACCAGGTAGTTTCTTCGACTTAATTGTATTTCCAACCAACTTGATTTTACCTGAGTCAGTCATAAGAGCATAGTTTTTACGGGCCAAATTGATACATGAAGGCCAAACACCATCATTATCAAGTGCCATTTCACCTCTCATGAAAATATCATTGTATTCAGCAATATCTGCAGCCGCACCTGTATACTCTTTACCTTCTTTTACCTTCCAGTTTAATCCACGTCCGATATACTTTCTGTTTTCCACATCTGAAGGTGCCGAGAAGTTTACACCATCAGTATCCATTACAAGTGGTTCATAACCACGTTTCATAAAGAAACTAATCATTTGACGGAGATATTGTCGACCAGTACAGGTGATTTGTTCTCCCATATACATATCACCCCAATGGTATACCTGAGGTGCCGATAAGGCACCGAACATTGAGTTGATGAAGATTTTGATAGGTAATTGTTTACGGTCGTATGACTGTGACTTTTTTGGATCTGATTCTGCAAATTCTTCAGCAAGTTGTTTGTAAAGAATACGTGTGTCTCGGAAGTATTTAAGTAATCCTTTCATAGCACCTGTAACATCACATTCAGGAAATACATCATGAACCAACTGAATAGAAGGATATAGTGAAGAGAAGTCCAACTTCAATACATTAGTTGAGTAACCCACCTTGATTAAACGAGATAAACCACCAACAAAGTCTGTCTTAGATTGCTTAGCAGGAATTGCCAACTTGTATTTATATGACCAAGCCAACATAATCATTTTCCATAAAGTAGCAGTACCCATAGTGCTCACTCTCTCATAAGTTGTTGGTACCAAAGAAGCCAATAGGAAAGAGCCTTGGTTGAACTCATCGTCTACACGCAGGGTTTCATCCAAGTCATCATCAAGATACTGTTCAACCAATTTGTCACCAGTAACTAACTTATAGACATCGGGAAATCTTTTATCCAAATCTTTGAACTTTGGATCATTGGCCTTTTTATATTTACCATTTTTTACATTCAACCAATAATCTTCTTTTTTCGAATACATAGAACCGATTTCACTGTGGTCAATATACACACGGTCCTCATCTTCAATTTGAAGATATTGAGTAATGTACTTCAAACCAGCACTCTTGATGTTGGAGTTGATTGCCTGAGCACGTCTAACTGAGTGAAGGATATCAATGATATTATAACCCCAAATAGAAACCTGTGGGTACTTTTCTACCTCGTTAGCTAACTTCAACATTTGTTCCTTCTGAGTAATGGTTCTCTGAGGGTTAAGTGACTTACATATCTTTTTTACATCCAATCCAAGTGCTTTACATCTTTCAAAAATCCAGTACCAGTCGAAGTTGAATGAGTTGTAACCACCAATAATGGATGGTTTTAGATCGTTGATAGTATCAAAGAACTTGATCAATCCAAGTCTTTCTTTCTCCTCAGTATCACATTCAATAACTTCGTGAAAACCTTTGTTTGTTTTCATTCCAATCATGAAGATACGACCATCTTTTGGCTCCAACGACGTGGTTTCCAAGTCAAATACAAATCGAGTTATATCGTTGTATTCTTCATAACCTTTGAAAAGTCGTTTTTCTTTTTGAATCAAATATTGTTCTACGGGTGGTAACATAAGGAATAATTCTCTAACCTTTTCACCCCACGGGTCAATCCCACCGTCACGGAAAAACTGAGTCAAAGCACGATATCCCGCCAAGGATTTTACCATAAAAGATAAACCCTTCTCCAATCGTTCATTACCGTGTGTCTCTAATTTGTCAATTACGATCTTGTATTTTGACATTGCTTCTTTTTGAAGTGCCTTTGATCCTTGATAAAAATTCAATCCTCTGAGGTCTCCTACCCAAGCAAATGGAATGAAATGATCTTTTACAATCGCCTTACCCTTACCAGGTATTTCCTTAATTTTATAAATGGAGTCCGTTACATAGTCAAATTCAATTGAGACTATAAACTCTTCGGGGTCATTACCCTCCAAAAACGACCTAATGTCTTCTGTTGATGTCATAATTTATAATTTTACCGAGTGACACATTTTCTTTCACTATGTGAAATTTGTCTTACTCATTCAAACATAAATATACAACTCAAGACTTATCCCGTCAACAACAGGGTGAGTCGGCAATGAAACTGTCTTGGATGTTGATGTAAAGCTCGTCTCTGATAGGGACAATTAAATTACCCTCAGGTGCTCCCAATAAATTAGAATTGTACTTTATCAAAAATTGACCAATATAACGACCTGGAGTATTTGTGTCACGTTTTGTAAATCTATAAAAAACATAGTATTCAGGTAGTGCGTTTGGATCCAAACCCGTTAGTTCCACAATGTATGCCGGTTTTGATACTATCTTTGGAATACCCGTTTCTGCATTGATCATAGTAAACGAAATAACCGCATCGGCTAGTGACTCCATAAAAGATTGATATTCACTACGACCATCCCTCACAACTTGCATCTTCAGCAAAGGTAACGTCGCATTCTTCTTTATGTAAAAATCCATAGATAGTATTTTACAATAAATACCTATTAAGATTCTTTTCTCAGTCTTCCATCGTAAAATTCAAACCTATCGTGCTCAGTTGGTGTTAACAACAATAGTGCTGGGTTAATTTTTCCTTTCACAGTTTCTTGGAAAATATAACTCATCCATGTTTGTTCGAAAGGATGTGCCCACTTTTCAGTGAGGAACATTTTTTTATTACCATGTCTTGTAACAATCTGAGGCCAATTACAATAATAGATTTCACCATCAATAAATGGAATTCCCTTATAAGTTCTAATATTTTTGAATTTAGTTCTGGGAGCGTTTGGATCTTGTCCATGAACAGGTAATTGAGATTTTTCTGGCCAATTTTTTTCTCGGAAAGATTGTGGAACATTATACCAAGACCACTGAACTCCATTATCACCATAAAATTCAGTGTAATTGTATTTCAAAAAATCATAATTGTACTTTTTGGTTAATTCTAAAGTTTTTTGATATAAATTTTTTGTTTTTCGGTGGAATCCATTTTTACAAGTTTCATCTTTACCGTTATAGAAAAACATGTCATCCTCAAAAAATAAGTAAAAATCAAATTCATTTTCTTCGGCATGTTCTGCAATAAATTGACGACCACCACAAATACCCAAATTATCTTTTTTTATGTGTTCAAAACCATATTCTTCACAAAGTGCATCGTATTGTTGGGTAGTGGAGAAATCTGAAGAATTATTCAACAAAAATTTCTTTGGTTTTTCAAGAAAATCTTTATCATACAACTTGAAAGAATCTATTAGAGTTTCAAACTGCTTGGGACTATTGAACGTGATGACATACAATGCGGTATTGGCAATGTTCAAGGACTCATTATCAGAAATTCCTGTCTCAATATTTTTTCTAATCAAGGTATCATTTTTCAGATCTTCAAAAAACTTACCCATCAACCCGTTACCTTCAATTTCAAAGTAATCCACCATATCCGAATGTTTATATAACATTATCGAAAAAATAGATTCTTCTGTACCCATCAAACCTTGATCTAAAGTTGAGGACATTAGATTGTAATATATCCCATTGATATCTGAAATGATTGATTTGGGTCCACCAAAAAAACCACCACGACCTACTAACCCAACTTTCTGTCCTGTGATTTGATTTATTTTTGGGAATGAAAAACCATGAATCTCAGAAGATGCTTCATATGGAAAACATACAAATGTAAATTTGTCAATTAATTTAGGAAGTTTACGTAGAACTTTATCGTGAGTAAAATAACCAGGATGTACCGTGTTAGTTAAACCAGCATCAATCCAAAACAAAAACTCCGAATCAAATTGATCCATGATATTTGCATCATTTAGCAAAAACACTTTTGACATCACAAGAGGGTTATACAACTCCAATTTAGCTTGGGTTGAGTCCCTCAACCAACCGGATTGAGACAACCAATTTTCATCATTTCTTATTGATTGAATTTTATCAAAAAATTCATTCTTAAACCATTCTTGAGATCTAACAATGAATTGTGTGTTTTCTCTATTTCTGTGTTGAAAAACAAATTCTTCTAATTCTTTGTCACCAAAGACAATCATATTGTTTTCAACCGCAAGAAGTTGCGAAAATTTTTCCAAATAATGTGAAAAAGGTCTTGACCAATCTTTAGTCAAAGTATCCCTTTTTATATCCCACAAACCTGTAACTAATGTTATAGACATTTTACTTGTATTTACAAACCCAAACTGCTTTGGAAAATTTATCTTCCTGATAGGATTTCAAATTATTTAAGAAAACAGCATCTTGAATGTCGCTTTCCGTAATTTCACACCAGTTCCAAATTTTATTTTTTATTTCAGACTCGTATGTTACTTTGTCGTAAGCGTAATCGTGTGCTAAAATAAAATCACCCTCCTTGATATATTTGGAGAGTAAATTAAACTCACCAATTTTCCAACCACCATCACACAATACAATTGTACGTCCTTCAGACTTAATAAAATCAATGACTTCCTGTTTTACACTTTCAAAATTATCACTGAAGATATTCTCCACTCTAACGTCAATCCCATTATTTATCATGTCGGTATACCAAGGACGGGCTGAAATATCATAGGATAAAATTTGTGTATCCAAATTTAGACTATCAATAACAATCTTAAGGAAACTTGTAAAACCACCCAAAGCAGTACCAATTTCTAAAATTCGTTTTGGTTTTGTTTCATTTAGAAAGTCATAAAAAACTTGATATACATTATGACTTTGTTGTGCCGAGTGACCCATGAAAGAAGACAAACTGTCATTTCTATCTAAGTCAGTAAATTTTGTAATGTTTTCTGTTATATTCATAAAATTAAAATTTGTTATAGACCCTTCCGTCTACCGTGGTGAATGAAAAAATATTTCTAACATAATGTTGCCAATTACTAAAGTCGAATTTCATCTTAGCAATACAAGATGACATTCCAATTTCAACACCCTCAGCAAAGGCCCATAAATTTGATTTTGTTGACATGTCTTCCAATTTCTCCCATTCAGATAAAAATATACCTAATTTTTCGTTATTTTTAAATCCTAAAAATTGTTCATTTGCAACATGACCCTCATCGTAAATTTGAGTGTCGAGTAAATTATAGAATGAAACTTTGTGTCTCCAAAAACAATTCGCACCATCATGTTTTCCTCTACCTATCAAATGTGGTCTTTCGAAAATATAATCGATATCATTGTTTTCCATATTTGTAATTAGATCTAAAATATTTTGATCGGAATAAGAATCTAGTAACCTCCAATCGGCATCAACAAAAAAAATAAAATCAAAACCCATTTCTTTTGATTTTCTTATTGGAAGGTGTTTTAAGTTGTAGTTGAAAAATCCCGATATAAATAAAGTGGTTGAAGGGTCTATTGTATAGAATGTAACGTTATCTATATCTACTTGTGGTTGGTCTGTAACAACTACATAATGGTGAGATTCGGAAAATTTGTTAAGTTTTCGAGCAAACTCCATACTTTGATTGAAGTATTTCTCACCCACAGCAATTGTACAGAAACAGTAACTCATGACTCAATTATTCTTTCTAAAAAATCTAAAGTGTAATCAAACGAAATGTACTCAGGAGGTGTGTTGTCTACATAAATTGGTTCTTCTATATAGGATCTATACAAACTTTCATCTGAATCAATTCTTTTTACTAAATCCAAAAACTCATCAAGATATGGATAGTCGTGTAAGTTGATAAAGGTGTTTGGATTGAACCCTTCTTCCAAAATAAATTTATTACCATAAAAGATTGGAATAGAACCACTAAAATACGCGTGAAAAATTTTTTCTTGTAAAATGTGGGGGGTATCTGTAAAATGTATGGATATGTTGAATTTGTATTTTTGAAAAAATTCGATTTTTTCTCTGTACCCTAATCCGTCCATTCTACCACTATAGATTGAATTGATCCAACGATGTCTATCTAAAGTATCATCACCAAATAAATTTTGCTTCCATGGACCTGAAGAACTAACTGTTTTGTATTCAGATAGTTTATTAAAAACTCTTTCTCGGGTATCATTATGAGATGCTTGAGTAATTGAACAAAATCCAGTATTTCTTTTTGATATTTTATCAAAATTTCTCTTTTCTGTTAACCAATTCAAAGGAGAATCAACTAATCTTGACTCATCATATAATGTCCATAAATCCATCATACCTGATGGTTGTCTCAAATATCTTTCATGATTTAATTTTTGATATCCAATTGCCCAATGATTATCTCTCTTTATTGTTGATTCAAAATCAGAGACTTCACCTGAAACGAATAAAAATTTTTTGTTGGGATCATTTCTATCATATTGAACTGGTTTTCTACCAAGTTGAGTGTCCAATTTATTTCCATCATAATACAAATTACTATGAATAATCAAATCAGGATTTTCAGCGTCTACTATGACATTATATTTTTTTGACAATGTGAAAATAAAGAAACGCAGCCAACTGTGCATACTTTCATTAGGAAATCCTTGTCGACTGATTCTAATTGTTTTCATTGAGGAATTGTGTCAATTTAATTGTGTCATCATTATGAGGTCCGTTGTCGTGAATGATAAACGCATCTGAATCAATCAATTCAACCGAGTTATTTTCAATCTGAACATACTTGCTTGTATTATATGTACTAAAGAAAAAATCTTTTTCTTGGTCAATTATAATATCATCATTCAATAAATATTGAATTGTCCAACGACCCTGATCATCGATACCAGTCTGATATTCTTTTTCAATGATATCTCTCAGGTGGTATACAATCTTATCTGTATGACCAAAATAAGTTCCGGAATTCAAATACTTACTCTCACTAATCACTCTCTTTTTGTCATATAGGTGAGTATAATTAGTTGGGGGCCAAAGACCCATTTCAGCACCCATTACAATGCTACAATTTAATTTCAGGAATTTTTCAATGACCTTTTCAGGGGATTTGATAAAGTTAGTATCTGTACCATCTAAAAAAAGAATATATTCATACTTCCCTAATATATTTTTTTCTACGTATTCCAACAATTTGACAGTTTTATAAAAAAACAACTTATCATAATAAGAACTCATTGGGTTTATTAATTGAGTATGACGAACAACATGAATATCTTCTTTATTGAAATAGTTTAGGGCATTTTTGTAAAAAGATGGTTCGTAATGATCAGGGAAATCAAATAGAACAGTCATCAGTGCAATTTTTTCCATTTTTGGTTTTTTATAAGAGTTTTTATCGTAATTTAAGTTAATAAAATCCTTTTCCCAGTTTTCATAAACTATTTTAGCAATTTCATCATCGTAATAATTTCTCCAATCTAAGTGATCGGACTTGTTGAACCATTCAAGGTTTTTTATGTTCTCATCATCAATCCCAACTATTTTTTGAAGTTGTATAAAATCGTCATTCAAGTTCTCGAATCTCCCAACAAAATCTACAATAATATCACCCGTTTCGTCAGTAATATAATCCCAACAAGTTTTGTCAAAATGATGTTTTTCTAATTTTGTGCTATTTTTATAATCTAAAACAAATTCACGAAAAGTGGGATATTTTTGATAAAATTTGATAAATCTTTCAGATTTTTTTGAAATCCAGTAAAAATAACTACTCAAAACTTTTTCATAAGGATTCCGAACAAACGCGAATGAAAAATAATTTGATAAATTTTGCACTTCAACAGCTCGTTTATGTCCAACCCAATCTTCATTCTCAACTAATTTTGTTTTCTGAATTGAAACTCCACCCGTTTTTGGAATATGAATTAGTAACGGTTTTTTTGTCATTTTTACAAATTTCCAGTAATTCTTTCACACCAACCTTTTGAAGTTGAGAAAGGCCACACAACCCAATATGCCGGTTTTGTTTCAGTTTGGAATTCTCTCCAAATTTTACCATAACCATCAGGATCATTCATGATTCTAATGACTTCATTTCGATCTGCATCTTTTCTGAAAAGAGTTTCATCATTTGAACCATGGAATGCGACTACCCAAAATTCATAATCATTTTCAGGTACTGATGAATAATTGATATCAATACAATGCTTGAATACTGATGCAAAGTTTTTCATCCAATCCTCCTCACTTTCGTAGGGGTATGGGTTTGGTGGATAATGTTTATCTAATGTGTATTGTTGGACAGCTCTTTTCGAAAACAACAGACCTGCATATTTTTCATAATCTCTTAGAGTTCTAACAGGACCGAAACCCCATGGACCATCATGTCCTTCTTGTTCCAAACCATCCATTCCGAACAATTTTCTGTTGATAAGGTGTGATTGAGTATTTTTCTCACCCCATGTCTTATCATCATCCCATTGTTTGGTACGACCTTTTCGTGTGTACTCATGCCAAATCAAAACTTTGTGTGGGTGAAATAAGTCATAACCCCATGTGTAAGCTCTTGCTGCAATGGAGATTTCTTCACCATGGAAATAGTATTCAGGATTATGTTGTACCTCAGTTGAAAACTGACCCAAAGTAAATGCGTAATGTGCCGAATAGAATCTTGCGGGAACTGGTTCAGTCAAATCTCTCCATCCTGGAATTGTTTCAGGTAGGAAGAATACCGCACCTTCGGGAATAAATCGGTCAAAGGCCATTCTCCATGGTTCTTGTACACGACCTTGAGGGTCATTTTCAGGATCAAATGATGAAACATATCCTGTCAACAAAGGTTTTTCAAAACCTTTTTCTTGAAGTTGTTTGATCATCGTGATCATCTCCTCATCCCAATTTGGCGCAAATCTCATGTGTGAATCAATTTGAAGTGTGTATTCTTCACCATCATAGAGTTGTTGTACTAAATTACGAGCCCAACAAACACCTTTTGATTCTTCGAAAGGTATATTCATAATTCTGAACCTTTCATCCTTTTCATAAATTTCTAAACTACCAAAATCATCTTTCGAACTAAATTGATTGGCGATACCTACTCTTAAGTTTTCAGGATTTTTGGCGTTTTCCAACATGTTCTGTAATGTCGGGATAAGTTGAGGATCACGATAAGACGCGATTTGAACAAATATTTTCATTAAAAACCTTTTTGTTTTAAAATAAAAAAAGATAAAACAAAGTGGAGGGTTTTTTTATAGACCGAACTTAGATTTATCGGCGTTGTAATTTTGTAATACTTCTGTTCCGTCGAGAGCTTTATCATATATTCTTATAATACCAACAGTACCTTTGAATGGAACTTGTAGTCCTCCTGTACCTTGAGCTACTCTTCCTGCAATACCAACAGGACTTGTATTACTCACTTGTCCAACACCAACCAAGCTAGTTGAGCCACTCGAAACACCGTTTTTATAAACTGTTAGAGTTCCAGCAACGAAATCAAAAACCGCAACCAATTGTCTCCATGTGTTTACAGGGAAGCCAGAAACTGAAACGTTACGGAAACCTGGACCAGTACCATCAAAAACTGCGACTAACATACTACTACCCCCTTCATTAAATCTAATAGTGTATGGGTATCTTGATTCGTTATTCAAATTCCACTTTTCCAACAATTCTGCTTCACCTGAGTTTGGTTGTCCATTTGAAGGATTAAACCACACTTCGACAGTATATTGTTGAGTGTT